GTGGGCTTCGCGGCAGGCTTGGCGTTTTTACGCGCCTCGACGGCCTTGAAACCCTCAACTAACAGACCCACGACAATATCACGGTCGGCTCGTCCCGCCACGGAAGGGTCCGCAAGGAACCGCTGTGCCATGACGTATTCCGTGGAGTTTCTATCCTTAATCCACGGGAACATTTCCTGAGCCTGTGTGGTGTTCGTCTGTCTGGCAGCGAGATATTGGGCTTGGGCGGGGGCATGATCCTCCACCACGCGCTTTGCATTACGCATGGCGGTTTTGATGGTCTGCCGGTTGAACTGCTGACCGCCGTAATCAATGGTATCCAAACCATTGTCCTCCATCTGCGCCAGTAGGTCTTCGGAAGTCCGCAGTGCATCCTTGGCCTTCAAGAACTCCTGATTGAGAGTCTGAATGTCCTGGATGTGGGATAGCGGATTGTTCGGGTTGACAACGGGTGGGGGAGGCGTGGGCGCGGATTCTTTCGGCTGAGTCTTCATTTCCTCAAGCTGCTGTGACAGCGTTTGGATTTGAGCCTCAATCGACTTCTTCTTTGCGACCTCCTTGCCGATGCGTTTCTCGAACTTGCCGACCAATCGCTCCTTCTGCTTCTGGAGCAACTGCTTGGCAACGTCCTGAGCCTTGGGGTCTAGGTTGTTAAGCTGTGAAAGAACATCGTCGGAATCCTCGTCCGCCTGCTCCTGTTCAGGGGCGGCCTCGGGTTGCTCCTCCGAATCCTGATCGGTTTCCTGTTCGACTACATCTTCCGTTTCAGGCTTTTCCGCCTGCGGTGCTTCCGCAACCGGGCTATCTACGGTTTCCGTGGCTGGCTGCTCGGTAGCCTGCTCCGTATCCCGTTGCTGGGAAAGATGAAGCAGATGCCTCGCCGCCGTATCCACAGTTAGATTGCCTACTTTTCCATCGCCTGTTTCGGCAGAAGCCGGGGTCGGTGAAGTTACCTTGCTGTCTTCATTCATGGTTTTAAGAACTCCAAGAAACGCCTAACTATCATGGGGTACCGCCCCAAGTCGGTGCAGGTAAAGTCACCTGCGGGAAATTGAGTGTCAAGGCTGTTCGTCCACAACAGCTTGCGAAGATACGTCGCCCGCGTCTGCGATGCGATTAAGGATGTCCTGATAGACCCGAGCCTCGACCTGGTAGGCCAGGGAAACACGCTCGTTGGCAATCACATCATCATGCCAGAGCCTAGCTAGGGCCGTTTCGCGGAGGTTATAAAGCGCGTCACAGAACTTGATGAAGCTGATATGCCCCTTCAGTTCTCGGATCGCCTGCGTGATTTCCTGTTCCTCGTATCCTGCTGGTTTGAACCTGAGTTTGCTTTTCATGGGTAAGCTGTTGTCAGGTGGACATTTGCTGCTGCTGCATCACCTGTTGGAATGTCGCCCCTAGCCGGCCAGTCTGAGCGTTCTGCTGCTGCATGATGGCCTGCTGGATTTGCTTGGCGCGGGTGTCCACGCGGGCCTTGAACGTCTGGTCTTGGCCGTAACGCTGTTGAACATCAGGCATTTGCATCCACTGCTGCATGACTTGCATGGCAATGTCGGGCGGCGTTTTCGGGTCAAAGTCCTCCACGAAGCCAGAGAACAGGCGACTAAGGGCGCTCTTTTCCTCCGAAACGACCTGCACGGTGGCGGTCTGGCGCGGCATGATGACGGACTCAGCCAGCGTAGGATCGATGGCCGACATACCAATCGTAAGCATCTTGCTCCAGTCAACCTGGCCGTACTTGTCGGCCTGCTGCGCAATGCCGAACAGCTGGGTGAGCTTCTTCTCCACCATCTCGGCGTTCATGCTCTGAACATCGAAGTTCAGGAAGAACTGATACTCCTCGGTGGGGTTGCCCTTGCCGAAGCGGGTGGGCTGAACCGAGTTCTGGCCCAGCACCCGATAATACACGTTGTCGTCGCCAAACTGCTGGTAGAGCTTCCAGACCTGCGTGAACGCCTTGGACATCGAGGACAGGAACTTGTTCACATGGAACTGATTCTGAAGGTCTCTCGCCATCGGGTCGCCTTCACGGGATGCCATTGCAAAGTACTCGCGTAGGTTCTCCGTGATGATGCGCTCGGAGTTCTCCGTGTTCACATCCCCCGTGGGGCGGTCGAGGTAATGATACTCGCCCATGCGTCGCTCTGGAATCTTGGCACCCGGACCCCAGCGCGCAGGTGCGCGGCCAGCGGGGTAGGCCAAGGGCGGGATTATGGCGATGGAGGCCGCGTCAATTCGGCTGTCACGATGCGCCTTGATCATGTTCTGGGCCGGCATCGCCACCTCCGGGATACCACGGGAATCGTGGAGGCGGCGGGTAAGCTGCTCGCGGCGGAACAGGGTGAACGGATACTGCCCGTGTTTGTAGCCAAGCAAACCGAACTTGGCATAACCCGGCTGGCTTTCGTCAGCGGGCATCATCGGGTTGAAGATGGTGAGGTAGATGCCGCTCACGCCGTCCGCATCCGTCATGCGCTGGTAGGCATAAACGACGCCGATGAGGTCGTGGTAACGCTGGTAGCGGTAGATGAAGTTGCGGCTGATGGGTGCAAGGTTCTGGTCGGGCACCAAGGGAATCATGCGCCCGCGCAACTTGAGAATCGCGTTCTCTACCCAAGCCTCATCCCAGCCCTCGTTGTAAGCAAAGCTGCGGAGCTTGTCGGCGGTGAAGTACTGGACGCGGAAGATGTACGGCGCCAACTCAAGGTCGGTGGCAAACGGCGGAACGAAAACGTCCTCGTCGAGATTGAAGGCGCGCAGAATGGGCCGTGAAATCTGGCGACCAAGGACAGGAACCGTGCATTGGCCGGTTTCCTTCAGGTCGGACAGCATCTCGTTGGCCTTGCGGTCAGAAATCTCGTAGTGAGACTTCATGATTTGCTTCAGCTGGTCGGCGGCCAGCGGATCGTTAAGCATCTCCAGCAGGTTGACCTGCGGGAACCTAGCCTGGAAATCCACGAGGCGCAGCGTGTCGAGCGTGCGGTCCTGCACGGTCTCCCAGAACGCACCCATCATGGCCACGCCCTTCTCGTTGATGAACTGAGAGAGCATCTCAATCTCGCGGTCAACCTCGGGAACCTGGCTGTACACCAGCCACTTCATGAAGTTAGTAACGTCGCGGGCGCGCACGATGTCCGCGCTCTGGATGGGAACGGCCTCAAGACTGGAACGCTTGAAGGCCATGCACTGCATCGCCACCTTCTCGTTCACAATCTGGTCTGCGATATATTGCTTCATGTCCGACGCGCCATCCCACGGCGTCGGGTCGAGGTCGGCTCCCTCGCGGGCGTGCTTCTTGCCATCCGCGCTCTGGCCATTCCAGATTGCGTACCGCGTCTCAAAGTTGAGTCGGCACTGCGATACGAACGCGGAGCAGTCACGCACCGTGTTCTCGAAAGCCAAACGCAGCGCAGGCAGGTTCGGACCCTCGCCCTCCTTCGGGGCGACCATCATCGTGTAGTCGGTGCGCGGGTCTTGATTCTGGGAGTCTATACGGCCTTCCATGTTATTGGCGTTTGAGGGATTCGATAAATTGCTGAAGCTCAAGGTTTAGGTCGCGCCACTCCTGCCTCAGTTCCTCCGCATCAGGCGACTTGGAACGCTCGGCCTGCCATGCCGCCTGTGAAGCCGCGTTGACGGCCAGCTGCATTTCGAGGATTTTCTTACGATCCTCCGGGTTAGAATAGGGGTTCATTCCGTGGCGCAAACTGAGTGAAACTCGTTAGGTGTAAAGACTTTACTTATCTTCGAGCTTCTTGGACTGCGGTTCCTCCATCGGATAAACAAAGTCGCCCTCGTGTTTGCAGTAGAAGGTGGTGTCGGCCCAGATGTCCAAACCCGCCTTGCGGGCCAGCCAGCAGAAGTACCAATCGTCGGTCATCCAGCGGGTCTTGCCGAACTGCGGATCAAAGACCACGGCCTCCTGGCAGAGACCCCACTTCTTGCGACCGGGCGAGGCGGGGTCGTCATCGTAGTACTCGGTCTCCGGGAAGGTCTTAATCATGTGTTCGATGGCCTCGCGGCGGATGCGGAGTAGTCCGGTGCCAATCTTGTCCACCTTCATCAGCCCCTTGTCCGGCCCTTCGGTGATGACGGCTTCCTCGGGGATGCTATTGAGACAGAATCTCAATTCACGGGTCTTGTGGGGGTAGAGTCCGCCCACGATAAGTTTGTCCCGCAGGGCCATGTTGACGATTTGCGGCGCGCAACCCTTCACCACGATGTCCGTGTCGATGAACAGCAGGGCGTCTGCATTGGTGTCTAGGAAGTCCGCAATGAGGTTATTGCGGCCCCGAGCAGCCGAAGTCTTGGCGTGCAGTGCGGGGTGCATGACGATGCCCTTGGAGGACATGGCATGGTAAAGCTCCAGCAGCCCGAAGGTCATGCCGAAGTGGGCACGGTTGTCGTGCGAGGGGATGGCGATGTACAGTTTCTTCATGGGGATCAGTAGGAAAAGGTCTTGCCGGTATCCACCATACCCTCGCTGTCGGCATGGGAGGCGCCGGACACCAGAAGGTAGCGGATGCAGTCGATGGGGTCTTTCCAGCACTCCTCCCGGCTATACCCGGAGTAGTTCTTCATGGCGTCGATTACGTTGACGCAACTGGCTGAAATGTAAAGCTTTGGGCAGTTATTGCTGCTGATTGGCTGGGTGGTGTCGTAGTTCAGCCGGTCGTTGATTAGGGCGATGCCGTCCTCGATGTCGATGCCGGGGGCGGGGATGAAGGTATATCCTGCGTCCTCCAGCTCGGTCAGTAGGGTGGTGGCGCCATCCCGGCTGGGGGTCTTGGCCTGGGACATGCGTGGGTCTATGAGGCGTTCAAAGATTTCGTCGTTCTGTTCGATTTCCTGCATCACCTCGACGTAATCGTTGATGCCGTAGCCTAGGGGTTTCTGGGCTTGGCCTGGCTTGCCGTCGGCGGTTTCGGCTGGTTCGGCCCACATGCCGTAGGACTCGTCCGGCCATTCCTTGTAGATGAACACCTTGTTGGCGGCGTCTATGGCGGCGTAGATGATGAACCAAGGCTTGTTGCCGGCGGGGTCCACCACCATGTAGCGGGTGTAGTTGCTGCGTTCGGCTGGATCGTCCTGCCAGGGCATCCGTTCAAGGATATGCACGGATTCGTCGAACTTGGCGAACTTGGAGGTGGCGGCCTTGGTGGGGATGCCGTGGGCGCGGGCCAGCTTCTCCTCCACTGGACGGCTCTTGAGGTCGGAAAGGAACTGCTTGGTGGGGATGAAGGGGTTATCCTCGGTCCAGAAGTAGTACAGGCGCATCCCGGCCCGAGACAACGACTCCTCCTCGTAGGGTATCTCCTTGTCAATCAGCTTGCTGTAACGCTTGGACAGAACCTTCTTCCGGGCGCAGATATCCGCCACCAGGGGGGTCCAGCCGTTGAGGGTGGTGAAGGTGAGCAGAATCCGCCCATTCAAGTCCACAATGCGGTACTGGAGGGTCTCAAAGAGCTTCTGCGGGCACTCCTCGTCGCACCAGATGAGGTGGGATGACCAGCCCTCGGCAATCCGGGCGTCGTTGCGGTACTGTTGGTAGAAATTGAACTGTATCTCGGAACCCTTGGTGTAGCCGGGCAGGGGGGGGAGGATGAGCTTGGAGCCGGTGAAGCCGTTCTTCTGGGAGTATTGGATGGAGAAGTTCACGCCCTTCTTGCGGCCCATATCCTTGAACCGGGCAGGCAGGTTCTCCCAGATGAGGCTCTGCTGCTCCGCGATGGATTTCTCCTCGTTCACATGCCAGCAGCGAATCTTCGCCTCCGGTATCCTGATGGCTGCGTCTATCACCAGCCTAGCCGCAAAGGAGGTCTTGCCGGCCCTATTCCCACCCAAGATGCAGTGCTTGTTGTAGTTGGGCCAGTTGGCCATCACGGACTGCCACGAAGGCAGCGTCCACCCAAAGGTGATGGGATCAACCTTAGCCGCCTCCTCAACCCTGAGTCTCGCCGCCACATGCTCCCGCAACTCCTCATCCGACAGCTTCTTAGGGTCAATATCCGGCCACGGAACCCCAAAATCCGGCACATACTCATCCGCATAGAAAACCCCCCTAGGCATCAGGACACCCTCCCACC